GTGTTTGTCAATGGCCTCGGTTAAGGTTAATGTTCTAAACTTTGGTGCGCTTGGCCAGTTACGAAAATCAGGCTTTCCTCCCCATTCTAGAAACATGCAGCCCCGCTCATCATCCCCAGCATCGGCATAGTTATGCGGGAAGCAATTGCCTATGTAGATTACATTGTCCTTTTGCTGACGCTTGTGAAAGTGACCCGAAAACACCAATTCTTGATTAGGAAAGTGACTGGCATTAAGTCCACCATGGTCGGGCATATCAACCATGGCATTCATTTTAAAATGAGGCAGTTCAAAGTGTCCAAATACATAACGACTCTTAAGATGTTTCATTTTTTCCCATTCGTCGCCAACTAACCATGGCACAATGGTAATATCACCAATGGTTGTAATTTCGTCAATGAGGCTAACATTTTTGAGAAGTTTGGCAAAAGGTAGACTGTTGATCTCTCGTTTTTCTCTATAGGCAAGATCGTGGTTACCCATAATCAAATATACCTTTTCAAAGTTTTCTGAAAGGTACTTGATATTTGAACAAGTATAATTCAGAGTGCTGACATTGACTGCCGAACGATTATTATGCCAATCTCCAAGAAAGAAACAGGTTTCTGCTTCTTCCTTCTTGGCCTCGGTAGTCATCCATTTAATGAAGTTTTCGCAGTCGTCGTTGTGGCTTCGACTGTTATTCCTTAAACCAAAATGAACATCTGTGAAGCAAACCGCCTTTTTAAATGCATGAGTCATTGGTCTATTATAATATCTTATTGAGTTTTTGTCTACACCAGTATAGTTCATCCTTGATCAGCAGTTTCTTTTTCCGCAGATCTCTGGCTTCAGTGCTGTCGTACTGGTGTTGTTTTTCCATTTGTATAAGTTTATGATCTAGGTAGCTGTGCGATTCTTCCAAGTGTTCAATATGACTTTTGAGACTATCATTGTGCATATATTATCCTTTTAAAAATGGCTCTAACTTAGGAGACTTCCAGCCTTCGGGCTTCAGTACCTTGCCGTCTTTGCGCTTTCTAACTTTATTGGTTTCAGCATCAATTTTGGCAAAGTTAGTACGCATAACCTCGTTCCAGGCACCTTCGCTGTCGGCGCCCAGACTATGAATAGCACCAATAGTGACAACCAAGATATCAATCAGTGCGTCTAGTTGTTCAACTTTGTTTTTGTTGTGAACAGCAACAAACAACTCGTTTACTTCTTCTTTGATAAGGTTGGAATACAACTCAAATTGTTGTTTATTATAGAAGCCTGTGCTTTGGTCACATGCCCGCATAAATTTTTCTTGGTCCTTAAAAGGGGCGGTCATGAAGTCGGTTCTTCACTGTCTATTTCAATTTTTGTTAGTTCAATGTCTGTGTCTGGATCAATATCCATAGAGTTACTAGTATTTGTAGTCGACCCAGCATCTTTGAGAGCATTGATTCTTTCTATTTCGGCCTGGTGTTGTTGCGAGCTTTCCATTTGGCGTGTCCAACTAGGCATTTGGCCAGAATCTTGTAGCATGTCGTCACGGATATCTCGTTGACGCTTTTCAATATTTAATACTCTGGTAAAGCTGTTGGTCACCGCAGCAGTGTAATAGGCAAAGGGATTTTGACTTTTGCCTTCGTCAAACTGTAGCGCAATTTGTGTAAGTTGAATTAGGGCTTGGCCGCGCATTTCATCAACATAAGAGTAGCCTCGCCAATTGGCTCTAAAACTGTAGCGTTCACAAAGTTTCAAAAACATTGCGCCCAGACGGTTGGTTATTTGTGCGTGGTCGGTTGAAAAGCGGCCAGTCTTAAGGTTGCCCTTCCAGTGACTGCGAAGTACTTCGTGCCATGTGCCATCGTTATTGAGAACAAAGTGTTTGAAGGGTGGAAAATTTACCTTGGCTTTGCGATCAGCAAGATTTTTGGGATTATTTTTACGCCCGGGCTCAAGTGGAATGTGTTCAAAGGTCATTAGTCTAACTACTAGATTTGTTGTGGGTATCTTTTTGGGAATGATTTCAAAATCATCAGCTTTGGGTTTAGTGCTGGCTTTACCACCCAGAACTTCCCATTGGGCAACAGCAGCACGATAGGCTTCGTTGCTTAATCTAGCAGCGCGAGCTGCTTTGGCCAAATTAATAGCACCTTCTGGACAGGCCTTGGTTTTGCGATTATGAAAGCTTTTTAAATCGTCTACGATATAATCGTATTGTTGGTACTCTATATCCTTACACCAACAAAATTTCATTTTGCTTTTATGTATTTCAGCAAGAATGTCCTTATTTTTTAGGTAAATGGTTTTTGTTTTTTCTTCTTCTGTCACAATATTCTCCTTGAACTTATTATAGCATTTAAGCTGGCTATTGTCAATAGTATTGATGATAAAGTATGTAGATAACTTATCCGGTAAATAGTCATATGAAGATATCTGACCTCAAACCCAGAATAATTGCAGTGTATGCTGGTCGCTTTCACCCGTTTCATATTGGACACGCAACCGCTTATCACGAGCTTGCTGATAAATTTGGTGCTGACAATACTTACATTGTTACCAGTGGAAAGGTTGAACCAGAAAAGAGCCCGTTTGATTTTGCTGAAAAAATGTCAATGATGGTTGCCGCGGGTATACCCGAGTCGCGAATTTTTCAAGAAGTTTCTCCGTATAAGCCTATGAACTTACCAAACAAACTAGGCCTTGATCCCAACAAAGACGTACTAGTTTTTGGTGTAGGTCGTAAGGACATGGCTGAAAATCCAAGATTTGCATTTAAGCCACTCAAAGATGGTACAGCACCTTATTTTCAACTTTACATAGAAAGCGGAAAAGAATTACGGCCTTTCAATGGTGATAAGAATGCCGATGGTACTCGTGCAGGCCACGGATATGTCTATCCAGTGAGAGATGTAAAATTTGAAATTCTAGGTAAAGTAGTTAATAATGCCAGCAAAATTAGAGAGTTGTACAAAAATGCCAACGATGAAACACGATTGGCAATCTTAGCAGATCTATATCCTCAAAGCGGATCGGCTATAAAAAAACTTAAACGCATTTTTGATGGAAGGCTAGCATAATATGGCAATTATATCACCTCCAGTAAAATTATCCTTTGCAGCCCTTAAAGAGTTCGGCGAAGATAAAGGTACCGTGATTTGGCGCACAACACCAAAGATCGACCAAAGCATTCAGGTGAACTATCAAACCTGGGAATTGCAACATACTAACTATCAACCCGTTGCGTTTGGTAATCGTTCCACACCAGAAATAACAGTTTCCGGTCCGTGGATTAGTCGTGATCGCGCCGAAGCAAAAAGAACACTGGAGGCTATACATTTATTGAGATCAGCAACCATGATGTTTTATGGTCGCAATGACAAGCATAGAGGCACGCCACCGCCCATTGGAAGATTTTCAGCGTATGGCTTGTACAACAATACTCCAGTAGTTGTTAAAAGTTTTCAGTATAATTACCCTAATGATGTAGACTATATTTCTGCTTCGGGTCCTACACCTCCTCCTCCTGGTAAGGACATAGTGGACGAGACCGCCGCCAGGCGCGAATATGCCCGCTTTAACGCGATGACCAGCTTGGCAGAGCGCGACGCCGCTCAGCGCGAGCGCGATGCCTGGCACGTTCCCGCCGTCGATTCCGGAGGCTTTGCCATTTATGATCATCACAACGTCGGCAATTCACTGGATGGGTCCGGCGTTCCATTCCACCGGCCCCCCGCGACCGCGCCGGAACAGGCGAAGGCGGCGGCAGAAGAGCAGGACCCGGACCCCAACATGCCCGATATGCAGGCTGTACCGGTGCTGTTTGACATGTCAGTGACACTGATTGTACAAATGAATCCAATTGAAATTGTTAAGGAGTTTGAACTTAAAAAGTTCCTAGATGGATCGCTGTTAGGCAAAGGATATATCTAATAATGCCACTATATTCAGTTAATCAATATGCAAATACCAATATCAAAGATTTCTATCTTGATATTGCAAACTTGCCAACGGCAGAAATTCTGCTACAAGGGAAAACTCCTGAATTTATAACAGTGGCACCAAAATTTCAACATAGGCTAGATTTGTTAAGCCACGATCTATATGGAACCAGTGTTTATTGGTGGGTAATTTTATTATTGAACAGAAACCAACTCAAAGATCCAATTAGGGACCTACAACCAGGAATGATACTGCGAGTACTTTCCTCCTCAGACATGCCTAGGGTTAGCTAATGGCTACAAAAAAACCTGAAATTGTTATTGAAAAACCAAAGTATTTGGATGATATTGGCATCCCTGACGTAGTCTACAATCCCTTGCAAAGGTATCGCAATGTGACCTACCATACTAGGTTAACAATGATGCCGCAAAGTGAGGTTAGCAAAGGACGACCGGCACGATCATTCGATTTCAAAAAAGGCATGGTCATGTGGGAAACCGGCGCGACTGGTACAGTTTACCTAGAAGAACTGGTCATGAATGTTGTGGGTTCGGGTTCCGCCACCGGACTCTATGCCTTTCAAACGGGAACTAAATGGACCGGCAAACTAGTTGAACCAATAGGCGGAAGATTCCTGGAATCCATACACAGTGCTGCCCAACTGATGGGCTATCCAAAGCCAGACTCGGCTGAATATCTACTCGAGATAACTTTTAAAGGCTATAACGTCGGAAGCGACGAACCCGAAGTTTGCCTAGGTTGGGACAATGAAGAATTAGTATTTCGTTGGTATGTACAATTGCGGGAATTGTCAATGAAGTTGGACTACAAGGGCAGTACCTATGATTTTATTATGGCCGCTGCTAGTACTGACGCACAACTGTCAGATCATACTCACATTGAAACAGGTCTGAGTGTTGCGCGCCAAACAAAGAGTATTGAAGATTTCTGTAATGCACTTAGCAAGATATTGAACGAGCGAGAAGACGAAAAAGTAAAGACAGGTCAGCGGTGCTTTAGCCATATTTATCATATAATACCACACAAAGATATAGCGAAGTTAAAGCTCGTCAATGAGGGCTTGATCCCGACGGTCTCGTCCTTCTTCCGCGGCGACTATTCAGGAAAACCAGGAGAAACTATTCAGAATTTTATATTAAAGAGTTTGGCAAATAGCGATGCACTTATGGCGTATATGCATAAAATTCCTGAGAAGAAATTTATGAATGACGTAGACACTAAATTAGACACCATTCATATTCTGCCCAGAAATGTCAGCATTATTAGCGGAACCAAGGTCAGAGAGCAAAATGGTGCTATTATGTTTGATAACAAAATTGGAACCAGTGCCAAGGAAGTGTATTACTTTATAACAACTAAACCGGATGCTAAAAATATTATTGGTGCTAAAGAGTATGAATCCGCCTGGAATGCAACGAACAGAAATAAACGAGTTGACGAATTTATAAAATTAGGTGTATTGCGGAAGGCCTACAAATGGATCTATACAGGTGAAAATAGCGAAGTTATCAACTGCGAGCTTAAATTTGACTATCTCTGGCGCATGGTTCGCCCGCAGTTTGTTAATGAGAACGGGAAAGCCGTGGGCACTGTCCCTTCTGTTCCAGGGCAATCCTCATCGTCTCGTGCCGGCCCGCCGTCTGTGAGCTGTAACGAAGCCCGCAAGGTAAACGTTCCAGCTAGTGAACACTTCCAACTATATGCTGAAGATTTTTTGTATAGAGAGAAGAAAGAGAATCTCTTAGATTACACAGAACCTAGACCAGGTTGGTACCCGCACATGCCGCAAATTCATATTACTAATATTGACGCCGTGCCCCCTATCAAGAACAAAGACAATGCACGAGAGTACAGTATCTATACGCAAATTAACAATCAACAAGGGCAAGGAACCGCAGATCTGCGAAACCTTACCCTGGAAGTTGTTGGCGATCCCTATTATCTAATGCAAATTCCCGGCACACCGAGCAAACCACCCTACGAAGAAGATGTGTGGGAATATATGGAAAAAAATCTTACCGAAGAAGACATGGCAAAAACACGCGGGAAAACAGCGTCACATAGCTGGTTGCCGTTTATCTATTTCCAAGCAAATATTCCAGCCGCAGACACTGACGCTAACGATGTAATGAATCTAAGACAGGCAGACGCCATTACAGGAATCTATGTAGCTAGGGAAATGCAAAACAAATTTATTAAAGGTAAATTTACATCAACGCTTACATGTACTAAAGAACATCTCTCTAATCCCTCGAGATTGTCTGAGAAGGCTAAAAGAGAGATCAGCCAGCGGACCGGCATCCCAATCGATAAATTGGGCGAGGTGAAGCCTGTAGGTCAAGGTAGCGCAGCCGCCTCAGGGCCTAATAAGGCGAATCGACCTGGGCGCAGCCGCCGGTCGTTCCCGGGACCACTAGGCTAATGAGAGCTACTTCTACAGGTGAAATGTTATCCCACCATGCTGGGGGTCTCGGTGCCAGCACTTCTAAAATTCATGGCATTTACATTGGCAAGGTAAAGAAAAATGTAGATGACAAAGGTTTAGGTAGACTATGGGTATGGATACCTGAGCTGAGTCATTCAAATGAAGATGACGAAACGAATTGGTTCGATGTAAGATATTGTCCACCATTGGCAGGTGCTGCAAATCCGAGTACTGAACCTCAAGCCAAAAATGCTACCCAATATAGTCAAACAAAACACAGCTATGGCATGTGGATGGTGCCACCGGATCTTAACGTACAGGTAGTTTGTGCTTTTATTAACGGTAATCCACGCACTGGTATTTGGTGGTGTTGTTTGCCGCATGATGGTCATACACATGCTATTCCAGCTATTGCTTCCGGGCAAACACACCAGGGAGAAGTTTTGCCAGTTGGAGAAAGAAGCAGATACAATACAACAGATGCTCAAATTGAAAACCGTCCAAAGCACCCGCAAGGCGATAACTTAATTAGACAAGGTCTTGATAAAGACCTTTCTCGCGGGCACACAAACGCTGGACCCTTTCGCAATGTTAAGGAAGGTCCTGGAAACAGTTACGGCTTCCTATCACCAGGGCAGCACAGGCTTGTACTTGATGACGGTCCCAATGGCGGTGATGGAGGACAAGTTAGATTACAAACAGCATCAGGTAATACACTTATTTTAGATAATGCTGGTGGATTTATCTATGCTATCAATGCAGCAGGCACAGCATGGTTTCAATTAGATTCAGAAGGAAACATTGATTTTTATGCCAAAGGTGACTTTTCTGTCAACGCCGAAGGTAGTATCAATTTACGAGCAACAAAAAATATCAATGCAGATGCAGGGCAAAATATTAATGCTGTGGCGGCCCTGAACTGGAACCTTGAGGCCTGTGAAATTTTTAATGCTACTGGCACCACAGGCATGAAACTAACCTCGAGTCAAAATATGAATATTCTTGCTGACAGTCAAATGAAATTGACAGCACAACGCATAGACCTTAACGGTCCGCCAGCAGAACGAGCACAGTTGCCTGCTATGAATTCATTGGTCAGTAATACAACAGTGGGTAAAAGTGTTGCGGGTCGCGTACCTGAAGCTGAGCCTTATGGTGGTCACAGTTATCGCAAAGGCGAGCAACCAACAGTGCCACCGGGTAGCCCAGGTGTTCCAGCTAGCACTATTACTCCTGCGCCATCGAGCTATGAAGACAAACCAGAAGACAAACCAGCACCAGACGCTACCAATGCTGTGGATTGCATTCCTGAACCCACCCAGTCAAAACTCAGTGACGAAGGATTTGCTATTTTAAAAAGTCGCGAAGCTTATCGCGGAATCATGTACAGCGATTTTCAAGGTTACAGCATTGGTTACGGCAGTAGGCTTGACATTTTTGGTCCTGGTTATGGTGGAAAGATTGATGAAAACCTAAAGAAGGCGTTGATGGCAGGACCCAGTGAAGCCGAAGCAAGATTGGCTAGTAGACAGATCGTTGATAGAGAAAATACTCCAAGAGTAATGCGAGCAATAGCAAAAGCCAAAGCTGGTAAAAATGTCTGCTTGACACAAAGTCAAATTGATGCATTGATCATGGCTTCTTACAATTTTCCTGCGATGGCTGATAAAATGGCTGTTGATCTCTGTAATGCAGCAGCTAAAAATGCTGACGGCAAAGCCACAAATGCTGACATTGCACAAATCTGGGCCAATGCTTCTTATGGGACTCCCGCCTTCAGAAACAGCGATGCAAAATATGCCATGACAGGCAAGCCAAATCCAGACACTGTGATCAAATCACCAGATCGTTTGAGGACAGAAGGACAGTCTGCTGGAAACAAAGAGATAGCGTCTGGACGAGTACCGTTGCCTGAAAATAACAATTGGAAAGGCCCTTTTGGCAACGGCGCACATGGCGGAATACGAGTAGGAAGAACATATGGACCTGCAACGACAATACACCGCACACAATATGAAAGAAGCACATATCTAAACACCGGACAAGTGCCTTCGGGATCCAGCTTGACAATAGCCCAGCTCAATGACAAATATGGTGCGCCTCACCTCGGCGGGAACTTCCCACCAGGTGCCCCAACCCAAGTCGCGCTCAACACCACGACACCGCCGACCTCTTGAGCTTTAATAAAACCCAGCATAATACAACCTGCTAAATAGGCGTATGCGAATTACTACTAGATTTCGTGGATATAGCTCTGTCAAAACTGGTTTTGTATCCCCGGTTCGCTATGACATGAATCTCGCCATCCAAGACCTATTGAATCACTTTAATACACGCCGAGGTGAGCGTGTAATGATGCCTACTTTTGGCAGCATTATTTGGGAATTGTTGTTTGATCCTATGGATAACAGTATAAAGAAAAAAATCACTGACGATGTTATCAGCATTATTAAAAACGACCCAAGATGGGAATTTCTGACTGTAGATATCAGCGAAGAACCAAATGCATTGAATATAAAGATCAATCTTCTGTATTTGCCCTCCGATGAAAGAATACAGTTACCTTTGACTTTTAATAAAGGAACACAAACAGAATGACACAATCTAGACGACTTGGGCAACTAAATGCTGCTGAAAATTGGGTTAATGCCTATAGATACTTGACAAATGCCAATTTCAAAGCTTATGATTTTGAAAGCTTACGAACAGCATTATTAGACTATGTACAAACAAATTATCCTGAAGATTTTAATGACTTTATTAATTCCAGCGAATATGTTGCACTCATTGACCTTATGGCCTATATGGGGCAAAATATTGCTTTCCGCAGCGATTTAAATCTACGAGAAACTTTTTTAGAAACTGCTGAAGTACGCGGTAATGTGATGAGCATTGCACGACAACTTGGCTACAAACCATCTAGAAATATTGCTGCTAGCGGATTCTTAAAAATTGCTACCATTAGCACCACACAAAACATTATAGACAGCAAAGGTACTAACCTGGCTGGACTAAACATTGTTTGGGGAGATCCGTTAAATTCAGATTTCAATGAGCAATTTTCTCTAATTCTAAATCAAGCTCTTAACAAATCTAATCCCATTGGACGACCAATCAGTAGAATTGTTGACAATGGTGTGACACGACAGCTATATCAAATTGACCAGCCAGATTCTAGAACTATGGTTGAATCTGTAAGTTTAACATCTAAAAATAACATCAGCTATTCTTGCGAATTGGTGCCTGTCAACATTGACATCGAAACACAACTAGCAGTTGAAAGTGTACCTAATCCTTATGGTTATCTGTCGTTGCTGTTTAACAACGACGGTGCAGGATTTTCAACGAATGCCAATGGTTGGTTCTTTATGTTCAAGCAAGGTCTTTTAAAATTTGACGATTTTATACTCAATGAAAGCGTAGAAAATCGTGTGATTGATATCAATAGTGACAATGTCAACAATACGGATATTTGGGTACAAAGCATTGACAGTACTGGGCGTATTTTATCAAACTGGACACCGGTGTCAAATATTTTAGGCAATAACATTGTTTTCAACGGAGTCAATAAAAATACTAGAAACTTGTATGAAATTATTACTAGAGAGAATGATTCTGTTTCGATTAAATTTGGCGATGGCATTTTTTCTGACATACCAACTGGTAACATTCGCATTTGGTACAGACAAAGCGCAGCCGAGGACATTTCATTTGTGCCTCTCAATTTAACTAACTCTGAAATTGCAATTAGTTACATTGATTCAACAGGGGTCTTACAATCATTTACAGTTTCACTACAGCTAACTGAAGTAGTATCTAATTTATCCGGTGAAACTGTTAGTCAAATCAAGAATCGTGCCAGTAGAACTGCTGCAACACAAGAAAGAATGATCACTGGTAGCGACTATAATACATATCCAGAAGGCAAAATGAGCGGCATTACCAAAGTCAAGTCTATTAATAGAATCCATGCTGGACAAAGCTTGTTCAGTGATTTTCAAGACCCCTCCGGAACTTACAGACCAGCAATATCTATAGCCGACGATGGGTTTATCTACAGTAGAGATTTAGTAGAACAAGGGTCTCTTGAAATTGGACTAAGCAGCGACGAGGTTATAGATGTAATTGAGAATCGGTTACTTGATCGGTCGTTGCATCAATTTTATTACAAGAAATATCAGCCAATTATATCTGCTGACACAGTGTATTGGAAAACAATAGATTCAGGAAATGCCATCAGCCATGGCTATTTTGTACTTGACGACGGACTGGGGTTACCATTACGCATTGGTAAAGGCAATCCCGACATTCAATTTAGAAACCTACGCAAAAATACACTAATTAAAACCATTGATGGTACGTGGTCCAAGATTAGTGATGTATATAGAGAAGGCTTTGGATTGACTGACAATTTGGGTGTCAATACTGGACTACGAGCCAATGGACAGGGTGCTGTATTTTTAAATTCTATTATAGATAGCGGTGATCCTGTGCGTATTTTGTCATGGTTCCCGCCACTTAGAGCTGTGTTTGATGTAGCCGAAAAAACTGAATTTATGAAAGAAATTGACGCACTGCGAGACTTTGCTATTCGGTACGATCAAACATTTGATCGCTGGCGCCTTGTTCGTGCTGATAATATTGATCTGTCAAGTGAGTTTAGCCTAATTAGTGCTGGTAACAATACCAATCAAAACCTAGACGCAAGTTGGTTAGTAAGATTTTCATATAACACACTGGCTGAGTCATGGGGCTCTTTTCTAAGAAAAGATCAAACTACATTTGGTAGCAAGTCACAACTAGCATTTTATAATACCAAATTTGGAAAAGGTCTTGATCGACGAACTCGTCGTAGCGTGTCAGACACTATTAAAATTCTAGCAATCAACAGCGGTATTGGGCAAGAACTAGCCCTGGACATTGTTGATTATTACAAGTTAAACGACGGTCGCAACGACTTCAAAAGAGTATTAGTTTTGTCGCCTGGTATTGCTGAAACCCTAGTACCTAATGATCCAGAAATAATTTCTAAGATTATCAGCAATCAGAGTTTAACTTTGAATCGCGTTCAATTGGTTGATGCTCCGGGGCAATTCACACTATCTCCGGCACAAGGTGCCAGCGGTGAAATTGGTCCATACGCAGGTAGACAGGGATTGAAAGTACAGTACAACCATGTACCACTGAGAGATATCAGGATTAATCCTACTACAACCAACATCATTGATATGTATGTGCTGACTTCACAATTCAACACAGAATTTAGAGGATGGATTGCTGGTGGTCTTCGACGAGGCCGAAGACCATTTCCACCTGATTCATTTACATTGTCACGGCAAATGTCTTCGGTGTTACCAGCCAAGAGTATTAGTGACTCTATTGTATTTCATCCTGTGAACTTCAAAATTATATTTGGAATTGGAAGTGATTTGCGTAATCGAGTCAAAATTCGTGTAACCAAATCAGACGGTACCAAAATTAGTGACGCTGAAATAAGATCTCGAGTTATTGAAGCCATTGGTGATTACTTTTCAATTGATAATTGGGAATTTGGTGAAACATTTTATTTCACTGATATGGCTTCTTGGGTACACACACGACTTGGCGGAATTGTTAGCAGCATTGCATTGATTCCTCTGCAAACAGGATTAGGTCCAAATGATATGTTCGAGATTCGCTGTGACGACGACGAAATTTTTATTAGTAGCGCATCGGTTAGTGATGTTGAAATCATTACCAGCGCCGTTGCCGTAACAGTTTAAGGTATTTTATAATGGCAAAAGATCCAAAGAAACTAAATCCTGAAAAGCCATTGATCAGAACTGCGCCAGGCCAGACTCTGGTAGAAACTACCTCTCCCAAAGTCTACGACCTTTTGCCAGGCGTGTTTAAAACAGAAGGCAACAAAAAAGTATTTGATGCTTTTATTGAAAATATGTTTCAGCCTGACAGCCTGGAAACATTAAATTTTACAGTTGGTAGAAAAACAAACGAAACAACAAACAATGTAAACCTTCCTCATTCTACTGCGAAAAGACAGTTGGAAAACGGTCTAGTACTTTTTACCGAAACTGGTGTAGAAACTCTAACAGCCGATGATGTAGCAGTTAAGTGGGGATTCAATGACCGCAATCAAGAACTGCCGGTACCAATAGCAATTTGTGATCTGCCTGTTGATCCAGACAAGCTTGTAAATTGGCACGACTACTACTGGCTTGAAGAAGGTATGCCGGCAATCCATGCTACTGGTGGATCTCAGCCAGAATACTATGATGTCAGGCGAGATATTATTGGCAGTCGTTATTATACGCTGCCGGTGCAAAGAAATGGTCGCAGACTTGAATTAAAAAACGGCATGCGTTTAATTTTCCAGCAGCATCCTGAGCAAACCAATATTGTCGGTAATGAGTTTAGGCAGTATGTGTCAACAGGCGCAAGCATTGATCCAATTGGTTTTGAGTTAACTGGTTATAACAAAGATTATGTTGGTGTCAGTGTCAATGCTGTGTTAAAAATTGAAAATGTTGATTATCGTATATTGGGCAATGAAATATATTGGATTACACCTCCGGTTGCTGGTAATATAGTTTATATTGCCTTGGATGACTATTACCTTACCAAAGAAGAATACAAATCACCGAGAATTTGGCAAGTTGAAGGAGTGGGCACAGAGCAAGGTATTCGTCTGCTTGGCAGCACACACCAAATAACTGCCACCGTTTATAGCAAGATGGTACAGAGTAGATGGGACCAAACAACTATTCCTTGGGATAGAATTGAGTGGGACGGTGATATTCAAGGTATCAATGCCAAACATTATATTTTGCAAAAGGTTGGAGCAGAAAATCGAAATGCACATAGCCGTGTAAATGTATGGTATCACAAAGACACTATTCAAACCATAGCAGATTATTTAGATTTACCCTTTGAAGACATTGCTATTACATCAGCACGAGCGCTTCGTCCAATTCTAGAATTTGAAAATACACTGGAAATGTGGACACATGGTACTGCATACCGCCCATGGGTAAACAGTGTTGAAACAAAACAGGCCAATCCAACATATTATGTTGGTATGACTGCTAGAAATGCAAACATTGAATTACAAATGGCCACTACTACCACTGAGGACTACAAGATAAATTCTGCTCCTCGCGTGTTGTGGCTGGCTGCTGGTCCATATTTTAACAAGATTATTAATTTTAGATCAACAGGAAACACAGTCTCAGAATTTTTTGTGGAAACAGCCAATGATGGAGATGCAGTTGTTGTTCAAAATAGTTCTAACATTATTAAACTTTCGTTTGTTGAATATTATTGGAAGTCAGGACAGGCTATTTTAGCAAACTTCAGAAAAAATAGAATCCAGCAGCCCTTGTTTGAATTATATGGCCGAGAGGGGCTGAAGCTCAGCCAATTGGAGAATATTGGTATATTGCCAACATCAGTCAACAGCAAAATTATTGAAATAATTGCTGGGGATATTCACGACGATGAGAGCGGATATAAACTGGCATTTTCGCCTAGTAGTTTTAGCGAGCTTAATGAAAACAATATAGCCAAAAATCCAATGTACAATATTTTGTACAAGACCAGACAGCAAGAACTAATAAGTTATTTTAAAAACAACATTAGAAAAATCTATCCTGGTCCTTATTCTTTTAGAAGGTGGCACGGCGGTGATCGTGACATTGAATTGAGCAATGGTTGGAAACAAGCTTGGTTTAGATTAAAAAGCGCAGTAAATCGTAAAATTATCATCAACGATGAAACCAGTATTCCCTTAGACTTGTCAATGTGGGCAGGTTATAATTGGGGTATAACAGTTTCACAAGGCAATACGATCTTTGTACATCTTGACAACTATCAACCAGTGGTTGACAATCGTGCTGTGGTGGCAAGAGGACAACCTGCAACATTCAAACTGTTCCTGGATGACTCTCCCGATATCCAATTGGTTACAATTAATGATGGCACGACTACATTTGTTGCAAATGTCAATGATGGTGCTGTAACAATAATTGTTTCTGAAAATGCCAGTGACCTGTTGACTCTGAGTTTTGGTACAACTCTGCTGGTTGCCAGAGTAATTGATTCTTATCAAGATCCCAGAAACCCCAAGATAAAATTAAATGGTTTAGATGTTGACTATGAATTTGAAACTGTGTTGAATGGCAATTCAGTTAAAGAAGTAAACTTACTGGTCACCGGTGACGGAGCACTAGAAATTACTCACCAAGGTAATGCTGTTGATGATGACACTATCACAGCCGTGCCTGGTATGGATCTAAATCCTGATCAAGTTGCTACTTTATCTTTTTTTAGTGTGGGTAAACTTCTTGAAAGACTACAAGCGGAAATTTCTGCAACTAAAAAGCAAAATCAGTCTTGGATTGATTGTTTGGCTGTCAAGGCAGCAGATGGCATACAAATGGCAGAACACAGCTCGATGAGAGCTGCTTGGGCAACAACTAGGCTAAAACCAACTATTGAAGAAATAGTACTTTCAAGACCGCTGGCCTGCTGGAAGTGGCATAGAAAATTTATAAGCAAGCTTGAACAACTGCACAGTATTGTTGATTTTGAAGTTCTTACAATCAAAGACGGGCTTGACAGAGTCTTAAATGAACTAATAATTGGTACAAGTCAAGGTTCAATAGATGCTATCACCGGCGTTGCTATGATAACTTCAGGTATGAATGTCAACAACTTTGATGTAGATACATCACAAACAGTGCCATCACAAACAGTGTTTACACTGTCTGGTACATTAAGTACTGATTATTACAGTTCTGATCATGTCTATGTGTATCTCAATGATAAGTTGCTGACCAACATCAGCGATTATACTCTTGACCCAGACAACAATTCAGTAGTTCTGGCTGTTCCTGCCACTGCTGGCGATAAAGTAGTAATATATCATGCAAACGAAGCAGATTTGTACACTGGCATACCAGCAAGTCCGGCAAAGCTTGGACTAGGTCCGGTTTATAAACCCGGCATCATCGAAGAAACATGGGGCACAAACAGTCGCAAATACATTCGTCGGCACGACGGTTCCAAATTTACTGTTTATTTGCCACCCAATGGTAGCGATCCAGCCAATTATGTTTTAAACAAGATCATACTGGAACTTGAGACACGAATTTACAACGGCATTTTGACAGTGTCAGGCGATAGACAAAGACAATTACTGGTCAACAATTACAGTTATAAACCTTTGACTGGACTGCAAATCCAAGCACAAATAGAATGGTACCAAACAAATAATCTTGATTATCGAGATCGCAGCGATTTTGCACTGACAGATCCCTGGACCTGGAACTACAATGGCAAAAGCTGGA